CATTAAAATACCAATCAATAGCTTCATCAATATCGTTAATAGTATTTTTAAGTATTTGTAGACCAGATTTTTTTATAGCATAACAATGACAACAACGTGATGCGGATACTTGATAAACATGTTTATCTTGTAAAATATTATTACTCCGTAATCCACAACAACCTCCTAACCAAAATATATCCCAATTTTCTGGTAATTCTTTGGCATATTCTACATATTTATCAAAAAAATTATTATCTAGTATAGCATCATCTTCTAGAATTAAGATTGTGTTATAGTTTTTATTTATTGCATCTTTTATAATATGACAATGTTTGAGAGCCAAAGATATCTCAGATAATCTTAAATATCTTCTATCTCTTTTAGTTAAATTAAAAATTAGAGGATATTCTTTTTTAATTTCTTCTATGTCTAGAATATTTTTATCATAATTTTCTATAAATGTATATAGATCTTCAGATAGTCGAAATTTATCAAGTTGATTCTGTATAAATGGTCTTCTTTCAACTAACTTGGAGTAATGGCATATATAGATATGGTCTATGGTATTGTTCATAAATAATCTAATCGCCACTTTTGTCCACCAAAATGTCTAATTTTTGTGTCTTCTTTTTTAGTTTTCACTATGTTATACTGTTGAATATTTGAATCTATTGTATTATAATCTTCTTCAAGAATTGTTGTATTCCATTTTGTATCTAGTATACAAACATTATTATTTAGTTGTTGTATGCCGTATAGCATATCGTCGTTAATCACAGAATTCCAGCCATAATTTTCTAAATTTTTATAACTTAACCAACTATGCCTTGGTAGACCCGTTAATGTATACCAACATCCTTGCTCCGACCAAGTTTGCCATAATTCTGTATTTTTATACTTATCATATAGGTTTTGATCTAAAAAATTTTCCAATAATTTTCTAGTCCAATCGTTAATTCTCATAGACCAAATACCCATACAATGAGTATTTCCATTATCTATTGCATAATTAAAATTATTTATACAAGGAAAATCGTCTGACATATCAAATATGCAAGCGTCAGCATCTAGGCAGAAGATGATATCGTCATCATTGATATACTTATCTTGCAATAATTCATTTGCTCTTACAATTTTTTGCCAACTATAGTTTCTGTCTCCAATTTTGGTATCAAAATGATGGTAGATATAGTTATGTCTTAATGCAAAATTTTTGGTTTTTTCTTGAAATTTTAGAAAATAGTCTTGTCTATAGTCTTGATAGTTAGCTACTTGTAGTAGTATTTTTTTCACAAATTTTCTCCATGATATACTTATATAATTTATTTAATGTAAAATATTGATTATAGATTTTTTTGCCATAAGTTATATAGCTATTATAATTGGTATTTATTATATCTATTAATGACTTTTCAAGATTATCAAGACCAGACATATTTATTATAATCGCAGCACTATTCCAATCAAATAATTCTGACATTGGTAAAAATGGTTTATCTGTTACGATAATTGGAACAGACCCTAATTGAAAAGACTCATATAATCTAAAAGAATTAAGACCATATCCACGAGGACAAAAGGTAAAATAACTCTGCTGAGTAATTTTAATAAAATCAGCAAGGTTATTATCTGTAACGGTAGGCGTCCATTGTTTTGCTTTTACTAGAAATTTTTCATTATTTGCATATTTATTATAGATTTCATATCTCAATTGATGGGTGATAGACCCAACAAAAGAGGCTAAATATTTTTTGGGTTCGTTGGATACAATCAAATTTGACGGTATATTCGAACATATAAGCGGAATAGGTATTGTGTTCTGTTTTATAATATTTCCACCGGCAGCAAATATCAAACAGTCATATGGTAAATTTTCTTTTGGAGCATCGTCGTGTTGGCAAACAGTAAAATATTTCTTATCTTTTTCGAGACTATTTAGTTTTTCTTGTAAGTTATTGTCCTGGTTCTGAATATAAGTTGTTGTCCAAGAAACAGGAATATAGAATATATGTTCAATATTTTCTTTATTGTATTCTTTATAAAAATAGTCTTCTAAATAAAGACCAGTATGATACGGTGGATATGTCGGATAATTTGGTTCTGGTCTGAACTCAGAAAAAAAATCATTAAGATATTTTTGGTAATGATTCATATTTGTCTTTGACTAAATTTAGTAGTTTGATTTTATTTTGAACACCAACAATCCAATTAGCATGGTGCATAATTATATCGGCAGGAATATTAAAATCTTGACCATTCCATACCATACCGATACTTTGTGCTACTGTATAAAATTTATTTGATAAAAATTTAGCTTTACATTTATTTATATGTATATTTAATGAGGTTTGATCTTCTTCTATATATTCTTTATTTATTGTGTTGAATAAATTTATAGTTCTATCATTAACTCTGGAAATAAAAAATCCAGAACAATATGGTAAATAACCGGTGTCATACTGACAGGCTATGTCATAATCTTGTAATTCTTCCAGAAGAATATCAACTATTTTTGGACTAAAGAACTGTATATCAACATCAGCAAAAAGAAAAAGACTATTTCTGTTTTCTTCACACGCTCTTAAAAAAATTTCTGTTTTTTTGTAACAGGTTTGTTTCCATCCATTTTCTTTAAAATTTGCGGTTTTACATTCTTGAGGAATAAAATAACTATTAAGTTCTACGTCTTTTGGCAATGTTGGTAGAAAGAATTTATCATACAATTCATTATGAGAATCTGAATGGACGGTATAGATTTTCATTCTAAATATTCCTATATTTGTCGTATAAATCTAAATCTTCGCAATACATACACAAATTTTCTCCACACAATGAATCTGCTATATGATAAGGTTTACTCCCCAACCATAATTCAGCGCTCATTCTTTTCCATGGATTACCAGCAACAATTGGTCCATTAATTTTTTGATGATCAATAGGATCTTTTAAGATATTTATCCAATCACATCTAGCCATCCAGAAATTACCAGCAAAATGAGCAAAATTACTGCGCATCCAACTGATACCAAGTATATCTGCTATGTCTAATCTTTTTAAATTATCTTTATAGTTTATTAATATTTGTTCATTCATAATCCATCTCCAATATTTTTTACCAATAATCTCTGGTGCTGACACTCCTTTTGTGTGAAAATATAAAACTCTACCATCTGGATTGTTCTTTGACCAATCATATAACATTTTTAAAGTTGGTGTTTCATATTCATGAATATTTTTACTATGATATTGTATATTTAAGCCTATTGATCTTGTCCACTCGGCATCTTTATTAGATCCTAAGATTCCACAAATAGGTTTTAAATTTAATTGATCACAAATATCTTTTTGTTCTTTGACTACTTCTTTCCAATTATTCATTGCTGCTATGTGATAAAATGGTTGAAAATTAGAACACTCTGAGAATGATCTTCTTTGGCTAACAATGCCAGTAAATGTATTTCTATTACACTTGCATTTTATTTGTTCTTTTACCTCTTCTTTTACTTCTTGTTTTGGTATTTCTAGTGACTTAGAAAATAAAGAGTCAAATTCATCTGTCATCCAAACACCATTGTCCAAGGGTCTTGTTCAATATTTTCAATTAATTTCATTCCATCTCCACCTTGTATATCTGTTCCTAAATGTCTTGCTTGTATAACATTAGTATTAAATGCCATAGCTATAATTTTTTTCTGATTTATATGTTTACTAATTTCACTATCAAACTGTATTGAAATAGGGAAGATTTTTTCTATGCAATATTTACAAAAATTTGGAGTAACAACATAAGCAAATGTACCCCATACATTGCCAGTAATCCTGTTGATCAAGGGATGTACTTTCTTTAATTCTGTATGAGAATGTCTGTGAAAACCAAAATAAAGAAGATCATATTTAAAATAGTCTATATAATCTTCTAAATATTTATCTATTATTGGATCTATAGTAACATCGTCTTCCAGAATCAAAAAATCTTCATTAGTATCAATACATTTTTTGTATAGTTCGTAATGAGACAAAGCACATCCAACAGCGCCATAAGTTAAAGAGATGCCGAATGTTTTATTTTTATCTAATAATTCTGATTTACTTTTTTCTGTTAGAATATTATTTGATATATTTTTAATATCTAATTGAAATCCATCTACCGCACTAAATCTTTTTATACGACTTGATATAATCTTAGATTTTTTAATTTCTGATAAAAAGTGTTTATTCCTTTCTTTTCTTCTGTCTAGATTAATATAGTAGTATTGCATTTTACCATTTATTTTTTGGACAAGCCTGATCCTTCCAGGCTAATTTATTCATAAAGATTTTTTTATTACTTATGTTGCATCCACAAACCAGACACTGATTCGCTGATTTATTCATCATGTCGCAATCATTACATATTTTATATCTATAATTAATTAGTTCTTGACTACTTTTAGGAAAACCAGAGTAGGCATGCCATATTAATGATTTTATAAAATTTTTAATTTTAAGAAGATACATTCTTGTGTTCCTTTTTATTTTCTTTGATTGGAATTATGGTATTTTTTTCATCCATAGTATATATTTGTATATCATCAACTATTGTTTCTCCTGATATCCAGTGAGGGAATCCTGAATCTAAATTATAACAAAGTCTTTGATTATTAGATTTAAAATTAACTGTTATTAAATAATAATTATTATTGTAGATAAAACAATTACCAGCTAATAATTCTTCTACATATTTCATATATCACTATATTTATCGTAGTATTCCATGTCGTCTAAAAGTTCATCTTCCTTGATTTCTTGTACACGATTTTTAAAAGCCTTTTTGGCTTTATTGGCAAGTTTTTGATCATCAGAAATAAATTTTTTAAATTTCTTATTAGAACTTTTATTATTTATTTTTCTGTTTTCTCTATCTAAATCATCTTTCATTTTTCTTCTTTATTTTTCCTATATTCATTTATCCAATCCAAAAACTTAGAAATTCTAGTATGACCAGACTCTTCATTATATTTCGACTGTGGCGATCTGTCAACTGCCATGACACAAGAATTAATACCAGCCAGTCTATTATTAATAAAAAGTCCCCCGCCGCTATCTCCGCTGGCTATTAGAAACTCCATTTTTGTAATATTTTTATCTGTTTTATCAGATGATGAGCATACTAGCATATCTTTTTCTATATTATCTATCCTATTCAGTCCTGCTCTTTTTTTGTCATCATAAAATTTGGAGCCTGTTTCAAATGTTCCGCTAAATCCATAACCACAAATTGCACACTCTTTACCAACTTCATTTTCCTCATTGTATAGTTCTGGATATTTGTCAAGATCAAAAGATAATTTTGACCTACCGATTGCTATGTCTGCTACTCCAAAACCACCATTTTCAAAATTTTTGTGCATTCTTATATCTGGTATACAGTATTCTTTATCATTTATATAAAACGAACATGATACGCTTCCTTGAATAACATGGGCCGCTGTTAATATGTGATAATCATCTATGGCGACAGCGGAACCACAAAATTTGGATCCGTCTTTTGCTAATCCACAAATTTTACCAACAGTTTTAAATGAGTTAGCATATTCTATGTATTCTGCGTCTTTAATCCTAGGATCACGAGTTCCAGCATATATTGGAGATGCTATTACTGATAAAAGAAAAATTCTACGAGATAAACCAAACATATATCACCTATATTTTATAGGATTTATTTTTACCGTACCTAAATACACTTATTATAAATTTTTTTCTTTAAATTCATAAAAATATAATTCTTCTTCACTTTCGCTAACCCATCTGCTTCCAGTATTTTCACAACTAAATTCTAAACTAAATACTTCCCAGTCTGGTTTTTTATCAAATTTTTTGGCTATGAAACTGCCACCATCCATCCAAAGAACTCTGTTATTGGGTTGTAAAAAATATTGACCATCAAACCCCTGGAAAAAATGACCACACTTGTGTCCTGCTGACATTTCGCCGTAGCCATTTTGATATTGTGGGCCTAGACACCAATCTATAGTAAACATATATTTAGCTTTATGTAGCTTCTTATCTTTTAGGAAGATATTAGCTGCTCTATTTTTTGTGTACTGATCTATCTTAATGGAGGCATAATAACTAATACTATCCCAAAGTTGAATCCAGTCTAATGGGTAGTTTGAGCCACCAGATTCGTTTGCTCTCAAATAGTGGATAGGTACTCTTGCGTGTTGACTACCGTATTCTGTCATAACAGAAAAAAGACCACATCTTTGTGGAATACTAGTAAAATTAAAAACCTCTACTACTATTCTTTTAGAGTTAATATCCGGGGGTTTATTATAGAAAAAATTTGTATCTAGATAACAAAAAAAGGTTGGAGTGTCTATATTTAGATAATTACTCATAAAACTTTTGATGCGATTAAGCAACCCTTAGAAACAGCATGAAGTGGGTCTGATGAATGTACTACCTCTTTAACTGGTAGTGGAAAATTATTTTCTACTAATTTTTCTCTAAATTTTTCAACATAACCTTTGGCCTGAGAAGTCCCTCCTGCTATAACTATTTTAAGCGGATTTTTAAATTTTGGCAAAGCTCTGTGACCGGTTAATGCAAATGTTAATTGTTTTGTTGTATAATCAATAAGACGATCATAATAAGCAGAAACAGCGGATAGAACTGGATTATCGTTCGGTTCGCCTATTTTAAATTCGCCGCCTTCTTTTTCTGCCTGAACAACACTGTCTGGTTCTCCTGTGGCTACAGCACTCATACGATCAATCCAATCGCCTGACTTTGTTGTGCTAAAGACTACTGTTGGTTCGCCATTTAACATAACGCAAACATTTGTCATACCAGCACCGCAACTAATTGCTATACCAGTATAATCGTCTCCTTCTAATTCAGCATAGCATAATGCTTCTGCTTCGTTAATTGCTCTAGCATCATAACCACATTCTGCTAATACTGTTTTAACAACATCTTCATGATAACCCACATCAAAATCTTCATCTTCTTGATCTACTGGTTGAGCAGGAACGCAGAAAACCAGTTTTTCCCCTGACTCTGATGCTGTGCCGACTACTTCTTTTAGAATAAATGCGAGAATTCTTTTAGCATCTTTTTCTTTAGCAGAAACAACGCCTCTATACATGGGTCTTTTTGCGGCGTCATTACGTTCTACTGCTTTTTCAATTGCATCTTTGCCAAGAATAATGAATGAGCCGTCATTGTCTTTAATAAAAACCTTACCAGATAAGCCTTTTTCTATCATTTTTGTGGCTACTGGGGTTGTTGGCTTAATAATATAAAATGCGTCTCGAAAATCTTTATACTCTATGTTTCCGTTATTATCTTTTGATAAAACAATGAAACTAGTACCTACGTCAAGACCTTTTGCCATAATTTACCCCTTAAGATTTTTAAGTTTATTTACAGAGTTTGTTATATTATCTTGAGTCTTTTTTATATCTCCTAAAGAATCGTATTTTTTTTCCAAACCATCGGTTTTAATATCTACAACTACTTTCTTATCGTCTATTGATATACTATTATTTTCTTTGATATGATGTTTTTGTTTGGTTAAAAATGATCCATGAGTATTATTTAATACACCATTCTGACTACCAAATCGACCAAAAATAAAGCCAATTAATAGACTATTAATATTGAGAATGATTAGTATAATAATCAAAGGATCCATGTTATATATCTCCTATAATTCTACCCTTTTGTGTTCTTTTCGCAAATCCTTTTCGCACTAGGTATGGTTCGATACTATTTTCTATAGTTTCTATTGCTATTCCTGTTAACGAACTGATAGACTTTAATCCCAACGGATTACCTTTGTTATTTTTAAGAATGTCTAAATACATTCTATCGTACACATCCAAACCATACTCATCAATACCCTGAATAAGAAATATATCGTTTACTGTTGTGTTATCATTACTACACATTTTGTAGTTTTTATACCATTGTAGCCTACCATTTAGGATTCTTGGAGTGCCTTTACTTCTTTTTGCTATTTCTAATAGTTCGGAATCTTCCATTGATAATCCTAGACTATCAGAATTCAATCTTGCTAGTTTAGCTAACTCAATATCGGTATAAAATGATAAATGCTCTTTGATTTGAAAACGATCATAAAATGGCTGACTAAGACTACCACCACTAGTAGTTGCTCCAACTAATGTAAATGCTGGAATCTCTATTTCTTCTGGTTCTTTTTCTAGAACAATATTGATCTTAAAGTCTTCCATTACAGGATAAAGAAATTCTTCCACAAGTTTTGGTAATCTATGGATTTCGTCTATAAAAAAAACAGAACGCTTAGTCATTCTTAACAAATATGGCAGAACACTTTTTACACTTCTTAGATTAGCAGCGTTCGCGGTATACAGATTCACTCCCATTTCTGTTGCTATAGCACCCGCTATTGTCGTTTTACCAAGGCCAGGAGGGCCGTCTATTAAAACATGGGGCAGCACAGAGTCGGTTTTTTTACAGCCCTCTGTGGAGATACGGAGCCTATTGACAACATCTGACTGACCAACAATATTATCAAAAGAACTTGGCCTCTTAATTGAACTCATTTAATTCTCCCAAATTTTGTATTATATATTTAACCAACGAACCAGCACTGTTTGTCTGGTTTTTTTGATATGCTTTTGCTATAAGAACCGAACACTCCTCTGTCGTAAAACCATAACCAGTAAGTATTGTACCACATTGCTTTTCAAGATCAAGAGGAATCTTAGGTTGTTCGACTATTTGTTCTTTATGCGGTACTTGTACTACCTGTTGTTGCTCAATATCTTTTTCATATACTATTTTAATTTTTTTGATAGTTTTTGGTTTAAAAACAGTTCCACAATCGCAGACCACCTTAAAGTTTTTTATTTTCACTTGCTTGAAAGATAACCAATGATCATAGCCACAATTAATTTTTGGACATCTGTATTTAAAGTGGCTATCAATATCAATCGGTTTCTGGTTTTTCTTCTTCATCTTTTTTTACCCAAAATACAAAGTCGTTAGCCTCTTCATCAAAAGCAGTTTCTACTAAACCCTTTTGAACCAAACCACTAATAATATTACTTACCATCCTATCATTAAGTTTATATACTATCTCAGCAAATATATCATCGTTTAGAATATATCTAATTTTTTTTGTGATCTTATTTCTTTCTCTTTTCAGATTTTCTTTAACTATTACTAAACTCTCTTGATGAGATAATACTTTATCAAATTCCGCTTTTTCATTTTGAGCCACATCATCTATAAGGATATCCATATCTGTTTTATTGTTCCAAACGCCAAAATTATTGTAGACTATTGATCTAGCCTTATCTGTAAATTCTTTAATATTTGGTACAACAAACCATTCTGATTGTGACATAATGTTTCCTTAATTTAAGATATCAAATAATCCCTTGTAATATTTAGGTTGATTAATAAAATGAACAGCATGAGATTGTAAGTGTGCCTTGTATGCTGAATTTACAGGATCAGCAACCCAATATTTTGTTTTCCAAATTGGTTCGTTAGCATAATTGGATCCCAAATACTGGAGTTTATCTTTTCCTCCAGTATTGGGATTCCAACTATTCACAGGAAACACTACCATCTTATCGAAGTCATAATCTTTTTTAAAGATATCATTGATCATTTTGCTTATCCATTCCGACAACGGAGAGTTTTGGTTTATATCAAACTTAAAGTAAAACTTATACGGATCATACTGATCACTATAATCATTATTATAGTAGTCATCATCGTATTCGTCATCTTCGTCATCGTATGGATCGTTCATCAATACTCCTTTTAAAAAGTGGGAGGGAATCGAACCCTCTCAAATAGCGTTTGTCGAGTTTCCCAACCAGAGGCTATTATCTTAGTCCCCAGACTCCACTAATTCTTTTAATCAACCAGGATACGAGTTGTCGTAATCATCCTCGTCCTCATAATCCTCATCTTCGTCATCAAACTGATCCCAGTAATCATCACGGATATCATAGTCCTCATCCTCATCATCATAACCAGCATACTCATCCTCTGAGAATGTTGCCGAATACAACGGCTTGAGAAGTTCTCCTTGATATTCACCAACCACAAGATATTCGCATGTGCGAAGTTTCTCACAGTTACAATCACTAGGAACACTCACAACGTTCTTGGGATTAATCTTGACGATCACAATCTTGTCGCCGCTCTCAAGACTACCATAACCAGCAACATAATTCAATGCACCAGCATGAAGTCCATCAGAACAACCTCGACTACGATTATCGTCAACCTTCGCTCTGGTCATCTTACAGATGTTGCCAACACTGTTGTCGAATACTCCACGATATTTATCCTTAAAATCGCTCCTGACTGCCTTATAAGCAAGAAAACAACCGTCCTCAGTAATAGGCAGATGCTCATGCTCAAGGAAATCATACAGTTCCTTTTGACTCTGCATACTAGGATTATCCATAAGATTATTCAGGAAGTTAACTAGGGGCTGAAAAGGCAGACCCTTGCTCATAAACTCCAGAATACGCTTACTGATACTACCATGAACAACCTCACCCTCATAAGTGACTTGGCCGTTCTTAATCTCCACAAGACCATCACTAAAAGTAGCAACAGCCTTTTCCACATCCACAATCTCCAAGAGTTCATCAGCGTTTGCAGTTGGCAACGCCTCAAGAATCATCTTGTAATTAATATGATCCGGCAAAACCTGATACGTCCTGTTATTAAGAACAAGCGTAAGATTACCATCAACCCACATAAAAGGAACTACAGACATTGAAAATCTCCTATGAAATAAAGTTACCCGTGAATATAAACCTAATCGACATTTTTTAATATAATTGTATCCTTATGTATTGTTCCATTCCAATGATATTCTGCGTGATCTTTTTGTGATGGAAAAATCCATAAATTTTCTACTCTGTTATCTGTTTTGATACCGTTAACATGATGAACCACTTCGTTTTTATCCAAAGACCTCCTCAGAATACGTTCTGCAACAATTCTGTGTTCTTTGGTTTTTTTGCCATTTTGTCTAAATACTTTATAGCCACTATCGCTTAACCCATGCCTAAATAATTTGCTTGATGAACCCCTATTAAGTTTTGAAAGTTTTTTGCTATCAGATATATTTCTAGTTTTAATTGCAAACTTGTTCAACTTATCTAAAACCGAGGTATGGTGTACATCATATAGTTTTCCAATAGATAATGTTGATAAGCCTTGAGTTATATATAAGTCATATAAATCTTCATAAGTAATATTAAATTTTTTCATTATACTAACCAATTATTTGACCGAATTGAACCTTCAACTTATCAAGATCATTAATCGTACTAAACCAACCATTGTTATCACGATGATAGTAGCCACGACTTCCATCGTTTTGTTTGAGAGGATTAACATTTCTCAATTCTCTCAAATTGCCACTAACAGGCGTAACACACATAGTATACTTCAGTATCGGATTGTTGTCAAGTTCCGCTTTAATTGTTTTTCTAAGATCAGCGATTTTCGGAGCAACATACTCGTTATCCGATTCTGTTTTCTTAAAAATACTCTTATACTGCGAAACCTTGTCGCTATCATACATACTGTCGATGATACGATTAATCTGATTATAGACAACATTAGAATCCTTAATCTTAGCACTATCCAAATCATTGATTCCAAAATCGTTCAACAGTTTTGTCATGTGACCATAGTAATCGTCCTTCTTGAACTTAGCAATATCAAATTCTTCACGATGAATAGTATCTGTAAAGAATTCAAGGATCATCAGACTATCCAAAGTTGACACAATCTTCTTGTTATTGATAAACTGGTCATATTCCAACCCGAACATATTGAGCATATGGAAAAGAAACTGTCTATCAATATAGCCTTGACCGTACCCACGATTCATTTTGTCATCAGAATTGTATTCGTTCCTGCACTGTTCGACCAGACTATTAAACTGATAAATATCCTTGAACTTGTTATCGTTCAGTTTCTTCAAGCGAGTCTTGAACCAAGTGTTAAAATCCACAAGGTTGTACCCTTCCTTGATTAAACGATCCACCACACTATGCTTGATAGCATAAATATTTGTGTTATCAAAAACCTTATACTTCTCAAAGAAATCTTTGTGACTATACAAACCATTAATGGTGGGGTAATCAGTAGTAGCAGTAGCGTATCTGAGGATAGGAATATACACAATCTCGTCAGCATCCTCTAGATCATTAAGACTATCAATGCTAAGACTACGCATAAGAGTAGCATCATTGTAGTCATAGTTTAGAGGACTAGTATTCTTCTGATCTCCAAAGATCAAGAAAATATCTTGGTCGCTAACACTACCCTTACTACCCTTACTCCCTCTGGCTTTAGGAGTTGACTTAATAAGATCACGATAGTCTGATACATTAAGAATATTATGTTCTCCAACATCCTTAACTAGACTTTTAAAGCCATTAGACACATTGGTATGATCCTTTGTGTGTACCAAAAGATACGCAAAACAATCATTTGTGTTGCAATACTTGGTGACGATCTTCTTAGCAGTTTCTGTAGCACTAATATCACACCAGAAGAACTTCATACCGCCATTCTTCTTACCGCTAGTATTCCAGTAATTATACCCCTTGCCAGTAAGAGTGTCATGATGAATTTGATTGGTAAGATAAATCATGCGACGAGAACGATATCCTGCTGTGCGATAATTGAACACATAAAGATTCTCTTCCTTGTCCAACTTGTATTCAATATCCTGACCAGAACTAATGCTATGATCTTTACCAGAAGCATCAGTCCAACTAGCACCAACACCCCAACCACCAGCAAGATCATTCATCTGGTAATATGTCTGGATTGCTTCTACCTTGGTTTTAGCAGTAGCGATCTTGTCGCTGAAATTCTTCTTCAACTCAACGAAAATATCCTGGGTCTTTTCACGCAGAGTCTTAACAACAGATTTTGTATACTGCAAACCTTCACGACTAACATCCATCTCAAGTTCGCCAATACCAAAATCAAGTTCCAGATAAAGACCCTGATTGATGATTTCACCAACAAAACTCTTCCAAGAAGCAATGTCGGCCTTATTAAAGGCACGATTCCACTTAGCAATATGATCTGGAGTCTCAGCCTTTTCCTCACCAATAAGATGAGAAACTTCAACAGGGTACGCAATATTACCCATCAGAGCAATAACGCCGCTTTGAATACGATGATAATTATTCGGGAACTTCATATTGTCATTATTGAGTCGGCAAACACGCCACCCATCACCATCAATAACCACATTACGCTGGCTATATTCTTTGGTAAAATCCCAATGAACACCACCCTCAATAATAGGCTTATTCTTAAAGTAATGAAAAACCCTAACAGCCTTCTGACTAAACTCTTGGAAATCATATTGCTTAACAGCAAAACTAATCTCAAGACCATTAGGCTCGTTAGTATCTGTACTATGAATAAGATTCAACGTAGGAACACCAGTATCATCAATAGCCGCAATATAAGTATATTGAGTACCGTTAAAATAAGAAGTAGTAGTAAAACTCTTGGTATAAGCAAACGGACTCTTAGACCCTAGACCAAGACAACCCACAAAATCATTACTGTCATTCTTATTGCTTGCACCATAAGTGGTATACAGATGCTCCATGTCCTTTTGATTAAGACCAGTGCCATAATCACGCACCGCAAAATTAGGATTAGCAGCGGTAGGCAACGTCACCTTAAAAGGATTCTTATTACCAGCACTAATATGAGAGTCATAAGCATTGGTGGCAAGTTCACGAATAACTGCCATAGTCTTGTCGGAATAAAGAGAATCCGACAGAATCTTAAACATTTTGCTCGTTTGAGCGATGGTAAACTGATTGGTGCTATTGATGCCAGCACTGTGAACTTCAACCGTTCGATCCGCGAGTTTCATCTTTGTTCTCCAAGGTTTCCTGTGTGATGCTCCAAGTATACATCGTCATTCCGCGTTGTCAACCTTACGCTTTCTGGATTTTCTGGATTGCAAGATTTCTTTTAACTTCATCGTAAAGTAAGTTCCAGCAAACGCCCCTAAAAACAAAGGAATAACATACAGCATATTTTTACTAAAACTAACAACCCCAAATGCCGATAAGGACGTTATCATTCCCGCCATAAAAGAGGACATTAAACTTTGACGAGATTCTATACAAAGAATATAATAAGCATAAAACATATCCAATATAAAATATGTGACAAATATAATTAGAGCAGTATTGATATCAAAGTTGTTCGTCGGTATCATCTTCCCAAAAGTCATCCTCTTTTGAAGCCCAAGATTCGTCAGAGTCATTATCGAAATCATAATTTTCTTCTAAATCTTCATCATCTTCTGCCAGCATAATGGTGAAATTATTTAGTATTTCAAGCATCATATCTACTTTAGCCGACATATCCTTAACTTGTTTTTTAATATCGTTTACTTCTTTTAAGATTTTTTCATGATCTTTTTCCAGATTTGTAATGTCTCTAAAAAATAATTTATCGGATTGATTAATTTTTTTAATTACGTCATCAAATTCTTTTGACATTACGTTCTCCTTATTTAAGGAAATATTATCTCACTAATTAATACACCTAACTAAGACAATTACATTCATACTTTTCACAGTAAGAACATTTTGGGCCGGGATCGGGGTTTGCCCAAGCATTAGCATTACCATCAAAACTTTCTTTGCCAGTATCTATACAAACAACCTTTTTCTTCCTACCTCTTTTGACCACTCCCACATTGTACCAATGACAATCCCAAAATTTTAAGCCGGTTTTATTGTAGATTTCATCAACAAGATATTGAATATTAGCCATGCTAATCTTAGTATTAGCAGCATGGGTCTTAGCCAATTCAGTAATGTATCCCCAATCGCTAGGGTCTGGTTGATAAAGATCATCCTCTTTTGCGAATTCTAGTTTACAGATTTTGCTATAGATTTTTGGTGCAAGATCGAACTTGGCTAGTTTTTTGTGATATTTGTATGACTCTTGTGCCTTCTTTTTATTGCGAAATTCTTTGAATACCAAATCTTTTTTATCTTTGATAGGATATACTTGGCAATATCCACCCTCATCAAACCAATCACTATAATCTATTAGATAATCAGAGTTAATCATGAGTTTTATCTACTATAATAGAACCCATAATTTCTTGAGCCACATGAATGGCTTCATTTAAGTCAGATGTTTCACACAACTTAATTGGGCCTTTTGGAATATCAATCCAGTATGATCCATAAACTCCATAAAAAACATTTCCCAAGGCATGATCGTGCATTAGAAAATCAGTAGCGTCATGGAAAATATCCAAATACCATTCCCCATATTCATCCTGAACTTCTTTTACTGTATCAACTAAAAGAAAACGAAAATTAGGATGTTTAAAATCTGGATCACTATAAACTACTCCTCTATAAAATTTATTTGGTAAACTTACCATAGTGATTGTATCCCTTCCAATCTCCGGTTAAAAATTCTTGTCTATTAGAATAGAGAGGCACAACTTTCTCATCGGTGTTATGAGGATTATCCGTTATTCTCAGATCGTAAAGATCGTGTCTTTCATTTATAAGACCATAAGCAACAGGATTCTCAAACACAGCAATAAGTTTGTTGTATTCTTGTTTTAGTCTGCTAAGTTCTTGCTCACAACTAAACCATCGTTTAGAATCACTACTATCTTCTTTGAGTTTTTGTAGTTTATCTTTAGCGTTATTTACTACAAAACGATCAGCACCATTTGCCCAAGCAAATTCGATTAGAAACTCAATAGGATCAGAATTTTCGTTCATAAATTATTCCTTGTTTAAGTAGGAGTGGTGAGAATCGAACTCACACTGTACGGATTTTAAGTCCGTTGTCTCTGCCTTTGGACTACACTCCCATATAGTAATCGACTACAACAATCAAAGTTTGAGGTTGATTATGCTTGTGTGCCTCATCCATTTAAACTGTTGTAGCCGACTACCAATGATTTATAATATCGACTCTCAGCCGTTATTGTGAGCCTTGAGGCGACGAACAATCTCAGCCATAGCCTCGACATTATCAACTGTCTTGGTAGGCTTTGCACGTTCCATAGAAGGAAGTTCAATACCCTTCTTGGACAAAGCAGCCTTTGTACGAGCGTAACGAGCCATCGTACTAGCAACCTTCTGACCAGTCTTAGTGGCAATTTCAGCATAAGTCTTGGACGAATAAACCGCCTCAAGAAATGCCTCGTCGCTGCAACGAATACGGGTCTGCTTCTCAACATTAGTAACTTCAGCCATAATCAACCTCCAAATCTTAAACAACCAACCGTCTTTGCGAGTCAGTCACGCGACTGATCCTCTCGCTTGGACTCTTGTATTCTATCATCCTTTATCGGCTTGTCAACTGCCCAACTTGAATTTTTTTGTTTCTTACCAAAAATATTTTCCCAGTTATTTTCCCAAACTGAATACGAAACAGTTTTTGGCCTTCTTTTATCACCTTTACCATTACTCATTTTAATATTTCCGATATGTCTATGTTTTCAAAAGTTTCAGTATTTTTACTAATAGTTATTTGTGTGGCGTTTTGTTGTGTTATTGATGATAATTTATTTGTGTAATTAATAATTTCTTGCAGAGTATTTGCACAAGACGGTAAGGATTTAACTATAAAATTATTATATGTTTTATATGTAGATATTTCTGCTATAATTTTAGAAATAATATCATCAACTATTAATAATATTTTTGGATCTTCTCTATATCTATTTACTAGTCTTTGTGCTATCCATTTAAGGTAGTCTAAATCATTTTGGTTTAACATATTTAACTTTCAAGCACAAAACTCCAGTATCTACTATCTTCTTTCTTTTGAAGATTGTCCCAATAGAGACAGCGAGCGATATATGGTGGAATCTTGTGCTTACCACAATTTACCACCCAATGTCGTTCCATCTTCTTGTAAGAATCGGTTCCGCTCTTACTCTTATTATACTTCAGATGTTCCATATCGTAAAGGCGAAGTTGATGAACATCACCACACAATACTCTAGCCTCATTGGGATGAATCATTTCAAGAGCAAAACTAACTTTAGCCAAACCAATACCATTAATCTTGTTTACAATTTCGTCACGCTTCTTAACGTGACCCTTCTTGGTGGTAAAATAAAAGTCTTTAGGATTATCCCAAAACTTTGTGGCAAAATCCCAAATATACTTTGTACGATTATTGTGTAGACCAACGCCACTCTTGTGGAGTTTTTCTCTCAAAAGATTCTCGTCATCAACCCATTCGTTGAAATTCTTGATAGCATTGTATCCTGCACAATTACCCTTCCATGTAGTATGAACGCTACAATATGCAAAAAGATAACGACGAAAAATATCCTCCACGTTTTGCGGACGCACACTCTCCCAATATTCCTTATATGAAACTACCTTGTCTTTAGGAAAAGTAGCAAAGAAAATATCGGCCTTGCTCTTATCAAGAGTTGTATTCTGAATCGGAATAACAGTGTTTTCAACAATCATGGTTTTCTCCAATGGGTATGCTACGATTCTACACTACTGGTATCGGTTTGTCAAGACTCGTTTCTTTAAACGGTTCTCGCAGCACCGTGTAGAATTTTAAATGTGGGGAATCGTAGACTGATGCCACCATCTTGGTTCTTAGTTTCTTCAAAATACTGTACTTCAATAATCTTTCCAAGAATCTTATTGGGATCTTGATAAAACTCTTGACGTTGTTCAATAGAGAATCCGCTTCCAACTCTCACAATATATCCCTTATGTTGAATCATCACACAAGAAAGCATCGTTTCCTCATGCTCTTTACCATTAAGAACATATCTAAATGGCCCCATTTCAACATCGACTACTTCATATTCATCATCAAAGAAACTTTTAAATTTTAGAAGGTCTTTGGATCGCTTACCTTTATATGGTTCATCAGCACGAAGCATCAAACCCTCCCAATCATATTCCTTGGCTTTGCCTATCCACTCACTAAAATGGTCATCATCTTTAATAAGTTCTTGACCAAGCACACTAAGACAAGTACAAGTATTATCTCTCATAACTTCTTGTAGATTATTATAGCGAATAGAATAAGGACGATTCTTCACACCCTTCTTGCTATAGAATTCATCATGCGAGATCATATCAAAAATCTTATAGGAAGGATTAGGAATAGTATGATCCTTCTTCTTTAGTTGTTTCATTACTCCTTGGAAATCCTCATTACCCTCATCATCTACAAGACAAAGTTCGCCATCTAGGACGGTATTAGTAATGTTAAGAGCCTTAATACCGGCCCTAACAATAGCAAGAGTATCAAATTCTTTTCCCGTGCGGGAATAGAAGGTAGCATCACCATTGCTATCAACAATAGCAACACATCTAGCACCATCAATTTTTCTGCTAACATACCACCCATCCTTCCAATCTACAAGTTTAGGCTCGTACTTATCTGCCAGAGCAACACTAAACTCTGGAATATGGTCAGGAATAGCCTTGTTGATAATCTTGTCACCAGCACGGGTTTTCAAATCCTTGTCAATAATGCAATGGATAAGTTCCTCATAGTCTGGATAAACATCCACAAAGGCATTTACTGCACCGATAGCATCGTGACCAGTTATAACACGATCTCTCAAGTCATTAAGAAGCAAGAAAATATCATAATACTTTTGTCCATCCAGATGACTCTTTTTCTTGAGATTATCACTAGTAACATTGTATTGCCACAACGGATGATAGGTATAAAGCAAAATATTCTTGGTGAAAGATGCTGCGGCACTATTGTGTCCGCAATAATCCAGAATAATACCTTCTTTATCTTTAGTGCTACTAGTGGCCCTAAGATCACGAACCATCCCCTCAACATAATCAAAATCGTGAATCATCTAAAAATTCTCCTGTGTTTTCTAGAGTATACCACACAGCAATCCCATTGTCAAGTATCGACAATCCTAGTGATGCTTCTTGAATCTTTTACTTAACTTTGATACTAAATCACTTCCTGCTGTTGGAAAAAAACATGGCAAAACAGAGTGTACGATAAGATAAAATCCTGCCAATAAACAAGCACATCCATAAAAAAGAGCAAAAATAAGATGCTCAGTATATGTCATATTATTCTCTTTTAGATGTTGAATCCATTTTTTGTAAAGATTCATTTTGCTGATTCCTATTTTTAGTCATTATCAAATAGTTCACAGCTTTAATTACACCATCTAGATTATCTCCTAATTTTCCTAGTCCAGTGTTACAAG